AATAGACCAATTACTGTAAGTTGTGAGTCTGAAATGTCTCTTTGTTCGACTACGCTGTAATACGATGCCGATGCCGCAATTATAACCCAAGCCATAACTACACCCATACCAAAAGTTAGCATTAGTGTCTCATTCGGATTTGTCATTTTCATCTGAGCCATATTATCACCACTACCTCTATGTCTTATTAATACTTTGCTTAGTATAATACCTAACACACCGCAAGAGAAGTATATTAACCCTAAAATTAAACTATCAATCAACAAGGTCGCTCGCCCCATCCTGTGAGTTTTCTCTTGGTAAATCCCCTACTTGCTTTGGTGCTTCTGTTATCTTTCTTTCATCGCCTTCTTTGCCTATGGTTGGTAGATTAAGCAAATCAAAAGATTGGTTTAGTGTGAGAAGTCCTGCGCTGTACCCCATAACTGTTCTTTGCATTATGTTTAGTGGTGTCTCGCTATCCATAGCCTCAAATTTAATTGTAGGCAAATCTTGTTTGCGGTAAGAGATACCTAACAAGTCTAAGTGCATCATAAACATTTTTGTTGCTGATTCGCTTAAGATTCTGTGCATACGACTTATGGCTTGAACCGCCCAAAGGTTTGCGTTAAATGTTGCCGCAAAGGTTGAGCCTTTTTCTTGACCTGCCGCTACTCTTGGTACTTGTAGTACAGCCGCTATATCTGCGTTAATTGTGTCGAGGAAGCCTGTATTGTTCGGTAAACTGTTACCTACATCAACGTGATGTAATTCTACGTAATGAGGAAGTACAGGTATTTGGTCGCCTCGCAATCCCTCGAATAGAGTAATAACCTCATCCATAATATGTTGAAGTCTTTGTGCTTGTTCAGCAGGGTCTTGTATGTGTTCGATAGCAGATTTGTCAATTGTGATAAACTGTTTTGTCATCGAGTCCTCTAAAGAAACTCTATTGTTCATACTGTTATATTTCATGCGTATTGGTTGTTTTAGAGACGTAAATCTGCTTGCACCCCATATACCGTAGGTTCTGCGTAGTTTATTATCGGTAAACCAATTAGAACGATAGTCTATTCTGATGTGGAGTATTTCTTTTTTAGGAATAGCACGTTCATACGAAGTAGTCTCTCTAAGCAAATACGTCTTAGCCTCGATAACGGGGTTATCTTCATCAGCAACAAAGTAAGAACCTAAGCCACCTCTTTCATCGACGATTGTTATTTGTTTTATCGGTAAACTTTGTATGTCTGTTATACCTACACCTTCTTTACCTACTATTTTGTTGATGTCATTACCATAGACCATAAGACCTCGCATAGCATTTATCATAATGTCATCAAAATCAAGAGTATCTTCAACTAACTCACGTATGGACTCTCTTATTTGTGAGTTTTTACCGTTAGCGTAATTTATTTCATAGTTATTAGCCGTAAGAGAAACAGCACGTACAGCACCATTTAGTTCGGGGTCTAACTTTAACATACTATCATAAAGGTCAAATTCATTGTCGTGGTTACTGTCTTTTCTCAATCTTTCAGTGTCTCTCACAATATCGGGTACACCCGCTACTTGATTGAAAGGCTCAATCATCATACCTGCTCTTTGTATAATTTGATTAGGATTCTCTTTTTTGGTGTTACCACGAAATATATTCCACCTGCTACGCTCGGCCATATCATATCGAGGGTATAATTGACGTTTAATACTTCGTTTTTATTTTTTTTAATGTTTTTGCGATTTACTGAAAGAATTAAACGCTTTACTGCGTTATATTTTTTTATTTCTTTTATTCTTTCTTTAGTATAGAGAAGTTAACTACGTTAACTAATAGAGGGTAGGGGGGTTTACCAAACATACTAAAGAAGAAATAAAATTAATTATGAGTAGCCTAGCAGTCTAGCGGTTTATTTATTTTGTAAAACATCAAACTAATAGAAATTAATAGGCTAATACTTATATATCCCTTCAAATAACCTTTGTTTATGCGAAGGGTGCATGGAGGCCAAGACCTCATAGAAAAGTTTGCCAAAGATAGAAGTTTTAGTAATATTAGCGAGTTTGCTGAATTTCTACACGAAGTTGAGCCAAAGCGTTCAAAGAATGCTTGGCGTTCAGCAATACAGCGATGGATGAAAGAAGGAAATAGTCCTTTTAAGGATAAAGAAGAATACCATGCTGTTGTAAATGAAAGAACTAAAGTATATCACGATGAAGTAGCAGATAAGTACTTAGTAGTCATGGAAGCAGTAGATGGTTTCTATGTAGTGGAGGGAGATAAACACCGAGCCATGAAAAAAGCATATTCTGAGGCGGGAGGTAACTTGACAACCGAAGAAATGGCTAGAGAGTTTGAAATGCCGCCTGCTTGGGTAAGTGAATACGTTAGAGTTAACAAATGGACTCATGGTATGCAACCATTTACGGATAAAGAGATAGAAGGTAACACCGTTGACGATTTAGTTGACGAAATACTAGCCATGCGTAAAATTGAAATTATTAAGAAGGCAGAAGGTAAGAGATGGAGGCAAGTCGAGAAAGATGCTATGAAATATAACTACTTTAACGAGACAGTCAAAAAAGATTTCCTAGAAATAGCACAAAAGTGGAAGCCTGCTTCCGTAAAGCGTACTAAGGCACAAAAAGATGGTGATTTTGCCGTCGTACTTTCCCCAACTGACTTACATTTTGGTAAATATGGTTGGGTTGATGAAGTTGGACAAAGTTATGACTTAGAAGAGGCTAGACATAGGGTTTTGACAAAGACCGAAGAGTTGTTGAAAAGACTTCCTAGTAAGCCGGAAAAATTCTTTGTTGGTGTTGGGTCTGATTGGTTTCATGTAGACAATGATGTTGGTACAACTACTAAAGGTACGGCACAAGATATGGCCGCTACTCCTGCACAAATATTAATGGAAGGATGCGACCTAGCAAGGCAACATATAGACCTTTTGAGAACGGTTTCTGATGTAGACTTAATATTTATGGGTGGTAATCACGATAGACATACTAGTATTATGCTAATGATGTATCTTGATGCGTATTATAGAGATTGTAAGGATGTAAACGTAGTAGTTTCTCCTGAAATTAGACAATATGTTACTTACGGTAATAACTTAATTGGATTTACTCACGGTGATGGTAAAGTTATGAATAAACTAAATGCTTTGATGGCACATGAAGAAAGAAGTGCTTGGGGTAAAACATCCCACAAACTTTGGTTTCATGGACATCTTCATCATCAACAAATGCGAGAAATGGGTGGTTGTTTAATAATTCAACTTCCTAGTCTTGCAGGTGAAGATAGATACCATAGTCGTAACGGATATGTTATGGCTAAAGCAGGATTGTCTGCGTATATTATAGATAAAGAAGAAGGGCTAATTGGTAGTCTGTTTGCGCCGGTGGTACATGAATGAGATGGACTTCTGCTAAGTGTTGGTCGTGTGGGTGGGAAGCCCCACGTATTCAAATGCACTTGGCGGTTGAAGGTAAGTGTCCTTACTGTGGTAAGAAAGACTTACATCCGAGGTGATATTATGGGTTTTATGCAAGATTTTTCTATGGAACGCAGTCGAAAAGACATTAAGTATTTCTACCAATGGTTAGGTTATACTTGGGGCGACCACATAAGAGATTGGATGGAAATGTACGGTGATAGAAAGGGTGCAGAAGTGCATCGTGTTTGTATTATTGCTCCCCGCGACCATAGTAAGTCAACTACTCTTAGGGTAAAACTATTGCATCAATGTTTGTTTGAAAAGAAAGCGAATGGTAAACCTTTTACTTGTTGGTTGATTTCTGCGAGTAAAGATACTGCTATTAGAAGATTACAAGAGATTAGAGAGGACATGAAACAACATCCTCAATTGTCTAGGTATCTCGACCCGAAGAGGGGTAATAAAACAGAAATGTACTTTACCAATGGGTCTTGGATAATGGCTACATCGGTAGGTTCGGCAATTCGTGGTGAACATCCTGCGTGTGTAGCATTTGACGATGTGTTGGTTGATTCTGATGAGATGAATCCTCACACTTTACAACAATGGTTTAGGAAGGCAATTTCCCCTATGTTATCGCCCGGAAGTACGTTTTACGTGGTTGGTACACCTATGTCTATGACTGATTTGTACCATACTGAGATGTTAAGTAAAAAGACTTGGAAAAGCGGTACTTGGAGTAGTATAGTAAATTATGATGAATGGAAATCTAGTGATAGTGATATTAACCCTAAAGCACTTTGGCCGGAGTATCGTAGTGTAAAGTTTTTGTTAGAACAGAAAGAAGCAATAGGAGACTTGGAGTTTTCGCAGGAATACCTATGTAGGGTTGTTGACGATGACGCTTCGGTATATCCTAACAACCTAATTCGTAAGAATCTTGTTATGGAACATACTATACAGACTGATAAACTAGATAACAACAGATACATTATAGGATTTGACCCTGCACACGGTCTTGGTAAAGATTACAGCGTAATGATATGCCTTAGACAAGACGAACAAGGATTTGTTCATTTTGTAAATATGTGGAGAAGAAATGACTTCCCACCGGATAAACAAGCAGATATGTTAATCGAATGGTCTAAACGCTATGGTAACTGCGGAGTAGCAGTTGAGGATGTTGGCTTCCAACAGATGTATGAAAGTTTGCTTGCACAAAAAGGTGCGGTAGTGGATTACAGGCCTAGTAAGGTAGGAAACAGGACACTCAAACAAGGATTGCTAAATAGACTTAGAGTTTGGTTTGAAAGAGAGATGATAGTATTCCCTTATGGAAATGATGAGACACGTAGGATGGTTGAGATTATCCTAGAAGAATTAAGACTTCACGCTTGGCGTGATGGTGTTATAGTGGACTTAGGTGTTCACAACGATACAGTAATGGCTCTTGCACACGCAATAGACCAATTTACATATAAGATTCCCGATATGCCCGTAGTTATGAAAACTATGAAGGGTGGAGAATGGTTAGGTGGTAAAGCCAAAATCAATAGACCCAATAATACAGGCGTTGGCGGTAGAGTAATGGAGAGAAGAAGATTATGAGAACAGTATTTGGCCCAAAAAGTAAAAAGACATTATATTTAGACCGTTTGCAGGAGTTAGCAAACTCGGACTATTTTGACGAATGGAGAACGAACGAGGAAGTTATGTGGAAGGTAAACGAAGTTGTACCTGCACGATGGACTCAATTGCATTCTTGCGGGGTGCATAAGTATATGCGTAAACTCGACGATGTTTACATGGAAGATAAATACAAAAAGGTCATGGGTAAGAGAGTACGCTATTGGCGAAAAAAATTGTAAAAAAAAATTTCAAAAAAATATTGTAAATTGTTCGTGATGCTAGGCGGGTATAGGTACGTATATCGGTGTATTTTTGGACACTTAGTGTAGTTTTTGCACCACCTATATAAGCCTTACTGTCCTGGCTCTTTCAGTTTACTTTTTACACTTAGTGTAAGCATCTTCACCATATATATATATAGTATGAGCGTCAATTTCTATTTGCGTCTGCGGGGCAGGCGTGTCGGATTTTGCGATAAAGGCAAAAATCCTTCAGGACCGGCGAATCGCTAAAAATGGTTCGCTTACCAAGAGGGGTCAAATTTAGAGATGATAGTCTCTATCTAGTCGTGGCTAAAAATACTAGCCCAAGACGAAAAAAGACAAAAAAAAATAACTTGAATTGGATGGATAAAAATGAATATGAGAGATGAATTAAAGTTAATTATAAGCACTGATGAATACGAGTATTCAGAATGGCTTATTGACGCTAACTGTTAAAGTTAGCCGAGACGGAAATACGTAAAACTCTAGGGGGGCAGAAATGCCTCCTTAGTAGTAATATAATAAAAGGAATTGATAACATGGAAAACGGAAATATAATTAAATGTATTTTATGCAATCATTTCATCAGGCCGAACATGGGTTGGACATTAGGAAATAATGCTCAACCTCTAGCGAGAGGCCGATGTTGTAATGAATGTAATAAGTTAGTTATTAAAGAGAGACTAAGACAACATCTCATGAATACTTATGAGAATAATGAGTATTATGATTATATGATGTCTTAGACTAAATGACTAATGAGACGGATTAACACAAAATTGAGGGGGGGCGTACTGCAATACGCCGCCTCTCTCTTAACTTAACAAGATAAACACAATATTACTAAAGGAGGTAATAAAATATGTCAATGAAGATATACGTGTACGGTAAGAGTAAGAATGACATCAATGCTAAACTAGCAAATGGTGAAGAAGTATTAGGATATAACTTCTCCATCTTTGGCGGTGGCGGTTGGTATCATTTGGACTACACCTTAGAAGTAGGTACAGTAATAGCAACTTACACTAAGAAGGGTTCAGATGGTTATTCACCTATTGCTCGATATTGGTACACATGGAATGGTACTGCCTTAGCATAAGGTAGTATTAGACGGACTTACACAAAATTGTATGGGGGTGGACTTGCGACCCACCGCCATACTCTTAACTTAACAAGATAAACAATTATAATAAAGGAGATGATAATTAATGAATGATATAATTTCAGACATGAAAGAACAAGTAAGAAACAACCCATCAGACTACCCAACTATGATTCAATTTACTGATGAAATATGGGCATCCCCCTTCATGAAAACATACGGTGAAGAAGGGATAAAGTTTGAGAACGGTGAAGAAATACTTACTGTTAACGGTACTAGTACCGGACAGGCAGTATGGAATCTTATGTGTTCTAAAAGAGATTTAGCACTATGGACTAGAGGCATGAAGCCTCATAGGCGTTGGAAAGTTTCCGACGCTAAATGGTACTTCGGTATCAAAGGAAATAGAGATAAATTGCTCAGTCAAATAACACTTATACATGATGTAATCGTCAAAGGCGAGAAATAAATGAATAAGTAATGACACAACGTAAACCCCTCATGGGATGTCGGCAGGCATCTCATGGGGCGGCCTTAAACTCAATAGTAGTCCTAAACACGACTACCATACCCTTATGCTAGATTCTACTTGATGCCTAGCCGATTAAATCGGATGCAATAACACGTATTCAAGTAATCTAGTATAAGGTTAAACTGTTTTTTAATTTGCTTTATTTATTAACACGTGTTATACACAAAAAAAGAAAGCCCTTTGAGAATCCAAATCCAAATCTTGAATTTGAAATCCCAAAGGATTTTGTGTAATTCCGTCAGATAATATTTGATTCACTCAATGAGTAAATCAGATGTGTTACCTTCAACTTCAAAATGATTTTTTGCTTGACTGTATGCGTCTCCTTCAAAGAAGTATATTACATACGGATGACCAAACATATTCATTGTTCCAGATTTTTGAACAGCGTAATAATCTGCCCAAATTTCATGTGTTATTGTATATGGTTTTTGCATTTTTGTTTTCCTCCTGTATCTCTACATTATCTCGGACTACTATTCAGTATATAAACATATTGATTGAGCATTTTCTATTGTTTATACATATATATTAACACGTGTTAAAAATAAAAAAAGAAAAGAGAATCCAAATCCAAATCCAAATATTATTTTGAAAACCTCCCTCTCAAGTTTTGCGAGTGTTTGACTTGAGAGAGAGTTTGATGTGTAAGACCACCATACTTGATTATTGGTCGTCTTGGTAATCTTGTTTCAGATTACTAAACTCATGGAATGACATATCTAATGTATCTAATAATACATCAATTGGTATAACAACATAAATCTGATTGTATTCAGTATCAGATGTTGGTTTTCCATATCCATTAATTTCTTTCCAATATTTCAAAACAAATTGTAATAATTTTTTAGTCATGATTTTTTCCTCCTGTATCTCTACAATTAAAGGCTGATTTTTCATCTTACTTAAAGGTATAGAAGTGGCATTCTCTTATTTTTATCTCTATTATAATATCCTGTTATATTAGAAAAACAAAAAACCTATTAGAATCCAAATCCAAATATATATATAACACGTGTAAGTAATATTACAAAAAACTAGAGAATAAATAAAATCCAAATGTTAGACCTCTGCGAGTGTACCCGCAGAGGCTTTATGTATGTCTGATACTACCAGTCTCACACCATTTCTAGTGAGTCAACTGATGCGTCGCTTAAGTCTACTAATTCACTTAATGGTTTATCCCATAAGTCGTCTATGTAGTCTTCTAAGTCTATTCTTAATGTAAGTCTAATATCTATTTCTGCCATAACTTTTCACCTCCTATTACAATTTTAACGAGGCCATGCTTTGCTTATAGTCTTATGCAAGTGTCATTCTCCTTTATTTTTGATGATATTATAGTACCCATGTTAAAAGAAAAAGAAAAGACAAACTTAAATCCAAATCCAAATATGTATATAACACGTGTTATATAATAAAAAAGAAAAGGATATTAAAATCCAAATCCAAATATTATTTTACCCCTGCCCCATTTAGAGGCAGAGGTTTTTCGTAATTCTCTCAGATATGTAATTTACATATCAAAGGATTCTAAGATATAATTGACTTTTTCTTCGGAAGTCATATTCATCATAACTTTTCTTTGTGCTATTGTTTTCTGAAGTGATGCTTCTTTTTCTTTTTCTGCTTCTGCATCATAATTTACTTCTGATAACATTTCATCATCGAAGTCTTTTATGCCGTCTATATAGCCATAATTAGGCATAGATACTCTGCTTCCTTCTAAGTATTCTTCATACGCATAATACGCTTCTTCTGATGTCGCTACAATAGCCTCAGTTTTACCGTCTTTGTAGGTAATAATTCCCCAATATAATTCATAATTTTCATCTGTCATTTTTTCGCCGCCTCCTATTACATTTTCTGAGACAAGAGGTTAGTACTTAATACTTTTGATAATGTATTCTTGATAATATAAGAGGCCCGTAGGGCGGAAAGACTATAAGCCTACATCTCATATCATAGCCCCCAAGTACACTTTTTCGTGGTACATAGTGAGAATAGTAGTACCGAAAGACTATATACCCCCATCCCATGTCATAACCCCCCGATAACCTCCTTTCTGCGATGAATTGTGGGGTGTTGTGATTACAAAAAACAAAAACAAAAATTGAATCCAAAATCCAAATCCAAATTATTTATACACGGGGGTATATACCCCCCGTGTTTTTACGTCTCCTTTTTCTTAGGTCTTAGTATTCCGCGTTAATAGCATCCCACTCTTCATCTGTCATGTATAGACGGTCAACGCGACCACACATATAGTTTAGAGTCCATATTACAGGTGTCTCTATGCCTTGTGCGTGGCACGCCTCTAGTACACCATATAGGTAAGCGTCTATTGCTTCTTCGCTCTCTCCTGCTAGGTACATTGTACGCATTCGTGTTTCCGTTATTTCTTTCATGTCGGGTGTTTCCTCCATGTTCTATCGTAGACGGGGGGGGTATATATACTTATGGTTTAGTCATTTAGCATACCTCTTGATACCAACTCCCATCCGTTTTCATCCAAAGCATCTAAAAAAACAGCCTTATTGAATCTAGGATTATCGGCTGATAAATGTTGTATAAAATTAGTTATTATCTCATGGTAAAAGGATTTAACATTCTCATCAAATCCAACCAACCCATTTGGTCGGCTTGTTGTCGTTAGGCAATATACTATCATTTCATAGTCTTTTCTTGTCAGGCTCATATATCTCGGACTGTATGCCGGTATATATACTTATGGTTTAGTGGGTCTTGAAGGGAAAGTTTATAGACCGAGCAGGCATCCGAAAAGACATCCATAAAAACAAAATCCAAAACCAAAATCAAAACTCAAAATCCAAAATCTAATTCAAATATATTCACACGTGTTATGCACGAAAGAAACAAAGCGTCCGCTCTGAATCCAAATCCAAATTTAATTTTTTTGTGGGGTGTAAGACCCCCAAGTTTTAGATTT